TTAAATATTGAAATTCTGTATTACTAACAGTTCCATTTGCAATTTTTGCAGAATCTATTGCAGCACTCGCTTTTATATTAGCGTTTTCTACATTTGTCAAACTATTACCTGTTGCGTCTGCATCAAAAGTTTTATTAGTAAATGTAGTAGTACTTGAAGCAGTTACAAAATTAGCTATTTGACTAGCTAAAGTACTACCTCCGATAGTAACGTTCGCTGATAAAGCTACTTTATCTAAACCGTCATAAACTGCTGCTCCAGTACCTAATCCATCAGTAAATACTATTTTAGAAGCTCCGTTAGCGATAGTTATATTAGCTCCAGAGCCTTGTGATATAGAGATTGATTGCCCACCTGTAGTAGCGTTTTCTATAATAAACATTTTAGAAACCGTATTCGGGGCTATATTTAATGTTCTAGTGGTGGATAAACTAGTCGTCGATGTAACTTTAATATACATCGCTCTATATTTATCAGATACTCCGTCTCCTATAGTAGCAGTTTTATCTCCGTCACTATCAAACGTAGCTTCGGTTTGATATGAAAAAGCCTCCGAGATTAGTTCTAAGTTAGTATTAGTTACTGAACCCCAAGTACCAGACTGGTCTCCAGTACCCATTTCGTTTAATCTGAGGTTATTTCCGTATGTACTTGCCATAGTGTGTCAATTATAATTAATAAATAAAAATTAAGCTACTTCATCCCAATTAGGGTTTTGACCATCGTTTACGTTACTATAATCAGGAGTTTGAGTTTTATATACGTTACTGTAATTAGGATTTTGAGCATCATCTACTTTTCCATAAATTAATACTTTTGGTTCACCTGTTGTGCCTACTTGTCCTATAGGAGTTAGATTAGCTTTACCAATAAATGATAGAGAACCTAATGATGATGTACTAGAAAGACCTGAAATACTAACTTTATTTTGCGTTATTGTACTCGGGTTATTTAGAGTAGCTTGTAAAGTTAGTCCTGCTGCAGAAATATTAGCTTTACCTGTTATTGAAGATAATGTACCTAAAGCCGATGTACCAGTTTGACCACTTACACTTATATTAGCTTTTCCACTTGATGTTATTGAACCTACTGCACCTGTGCCTACTTGACTAGCAGGAGTTACATTTCCTGCAGCTGTAGTAGACGATGTGCCAAGTGTTAAAGTACTGGTTTGACCTGTGACATTAACATTAGATTCTGCGTTTGTAGTTACGCTGACAGAACCAACATCACTAGAGACTCCAGGAAGTATAGATACAACACTACCATTTACCCCTAAACCAGAAACAGAAGCTGTTAATGCTGATAATGGTTCATCAGGGTTATTTCCATAGTTATTAACTAGTGCACTTGCGGAAATTGTTGGACTGCCTAGTGCTGATGTACCTGCTTGACCAGAAAGAGTAACACTTGCTCCAGCAACAACAGTCGCTGTACCTAAAGCAGAAGTTCCTACTTGACCTGTAGGGTTTATGTGAGCTACGCAAACAAAAGCAGTTGTACCTACAGCTCCAGTACCTGCTTGTCCTGTAAGACTTACATTAACGTTTGCAGAACTTCCACCTAATGCTGAAAATGGAGTTTCTGAAAATGCACTTATACCAAACATAATTAATTATAAAATTTTATTTTAAATTCTTTACGTAATTTATTTTCTTTTTCTACTTTTTTGTAGAATTTTTTATCTACTTTTTTTGTATTTAATTTTAAAGCCATTCACTTGTTTCTGTAGCATAACGTACATATCCTTTTACCTGTTTTACTTCTAAAGTGTTTTTGTCATATACCAACCCATAAATCCAAACAAAATCATCTTCTCTAGTTTCTGGCATAGGGAAATCTAAACCTTTTTCTTTACAAAAATTTTTCATAATTTCTTTTGTAGTAACGAAAAAAACATCATACTGATTCGCTTCTGTGCCGTCTTCATTAAATATTTTTGCAAAAAAGAAAGTTGTTGGTGCATAAACAGGAAGTTCTGGTCTAGGTATGAAAGTATTAGGATGTTTTTGATAATTGCTAGTGTGTTCGGTATCTTTAATAACTAATTTAAATTGTTTTTTAGCTGTTACAGTATTGTATTTTATCGAGTGCCAAACATGATAGTCATACCCAACATCAGGTACTTTAAATTCATCTAATAGTTCTTGTGAAGGTAAATTATAAACATTGTACCAACTATAAGTTTTTTCATGTGTGTACGGTGGTCTTAAAGGAGCATCTTCGTGAGCTGTGTAAGTACCAATAATATTAAATCTATTGCTTTTCCATTCTTGGTCTTTACCAAATATTTTTTCTACTTCTTCTATAAGTGGTTTAGCTTGATGTAATCCTATATTGTAATCAGTTCTAACTAATTTTTTATTTACATAAACTTCGTCATAAGTTCCTGTAGTCTTTGGAACAGGAAAATTCTTATTTACATTTTCTCCTAAATCCCCTTCTTTAGCAGGTACTAAAGTTGAGTAATGTAAAAAACGGCTATATTCATTTGCTTCCCAATGTGTTTTTAAATATTTAATATTGTTTTCTTCAATATAAACTTCGTTTTCTTTTTCTTTTAAAACATTTTTACTATCTGCTTTGCTATACTCCATATAAACATTTTCTTTATGAACAGGGTGAGTTAAATTTAAAGTTAGTTTATTAAAAAGTTTATCTTCATGGTCTATATCAGAATCAGTACCCACCTCTGCCGTTTTTGATTTTTGTAATTTAATTTCACTCATCGTGACCTACGAAAGACTACTGTGGTAGTAGAACCTGTAGCAGCAAAAGGAGCAAAAGCAGCTGTATCATTAATAGGAGCAGAAGTGTTTGTTGACTTATACCATTGTGTTCTTCCACCACTTGTTTCATAAGTCATGTCAGTTCTATTAAAAGTAGTTGAACCTATTACAACACTTTTAAAAGAAGTATCACTATTGGGTACATTTGCTGCTGAAACTCTAATTCTTACAGGACTTGCAACGGGAGATGCACCTTGTGTTCCGCTAATCATTAAATCATTAAAACCATTATTAGAAAAATAATCTGCATCACTAGCTACGCTTAAACTTCCTATATTACTTGCACCACTTGGTGAACTATTCAAATATCCTCTGTACCTAACAATAGTTGTACTGTAATCCCCTGTTGTAGTTACATTTGTTCCACCTACAGTTACAACTGTAGTAAAATCTTTTGCACGACTATAGTAATCACCCCAAGCAGTTTGTGCTCCTGAACTTTTATTAGCGATTAATCGTATATCTGAATCATTTATTGAACATTCTGTTCCAGAACCACCACCTGCTTCAACGTGTATTTCATTTAAACTTATAGTACCAGAAGCAGGAGTAGCCATTATTTATCCTCTAGTTTTTTTACTTTTGCTGTGAGAGTTTCTATTTGTTTTTGTTGTTCTTTAATTGCTTCTATTAACAATGGAGTTAATTTTGCATAATCAACAGTCATATAATCTTCACCAGATTTAGATTCGCCTGTTTCGTGGTCTGTATCAAAAGGAGCTAAATCTACTATTTCTGGTAATACTTCATAAACAGATTGTGCAGATACACCTACTTGTTTTTTATCTACAGTATGTCCTAAAGATTTTGCTAATTCATTTTCTTTAAAATAAAAAGTTTCAATTTGTCCTACTTTATCTAAAGCATTTTCTATTTTGCCCTGTTTATCTTTTAATCTTTCATCTGAATAATAAGCCGTAACATTTCCGTCAAAATAACCATTACCCCCACTATCAACAATAAAAACATCAACATCACTAGCGTTCCTATAATAATATCCATTCCCTGTTTGAAAATAAGTATGACTACTAGTACCGAAATAAAATCTATTTCTTCCTTCGGCACTTGCAACCCATGCGTTATTTGGTAAAGAATTACCTGTATTTAAACTTAAAGTAAATTCAGTACCGCTTAGAGCTAATCCTGTTCCTGCGGTATAAGTAGTGTTTGATGTAACATATCCCGCACCATTCGTAAGTTGGTTATTATTTGTTGGGATGGTTGGTGTCCCTGTCAAATCACTATAGGGTAAAGCACCTGAAAAAGTTGTAGCAGTTAAAGTACCGCCTACAACAGCATTATTACTAGCATCTTCAAATACAGTTTTACTTGCAGGTAAAGTACAAAATACATCTTTAGTACCTGCAGAAAAATCTACTGCGGAGTCGGAATTAGAACTACTAAGAATTGTAGTTCTTGATAATGTATCTGGGGTAGAATCCGATACTGTGCCTAAACCTACTTCAAACTCTGCTGCAGTCTGGTGAACAATAGCATAATAAGTTGTGTTAGTATTACCTATACCTGCTACAAAAGTTTCAAAGCCTACTTCAGCTCCAGCTAAATTAACGGTACCTGTGCCTGTGGAGGTAGAGGTTTCTTTTACCCTATCGTTAAGGACAAGAGCCATGCTCTCCTCCTACGCTATTCTTATAATAGCTGTACTTGCTGCTGCTGCTGGGAAAACTATAGTAAAGTCACCCGCAGTAGAAGTTTTATCTCCACCAAAATCTATACTAGCTACTGATTTATTAGAGTCAGAACTATTATAAATTAAACAACCTCTAGCAGTTATTGTAGCAGTACTGAAAGTTAAATCTGCGAAATCCGTAATCGCAGTTGTTCCATCAGCTGACGGAGTAACGTTAGTTAGTGTTCCTCCCCCTGCACTATATCCAGTACCTGAAACTTCATTAGTAGTAGCGTACGCTGTAGTAGCCGCTCCTAAAGTAGCAGAACTTGTAAAAAGTGCTAATTTGTAAGTATCTCCACTACTGTTAGTAAAATTGTGGTCACCAGTTAATAATTGAGTTTTAAAACTGGTTGTTAAAGTTGAAGTTATTGCCATGTTAAAGCTCCTTAATAATTTTAGCTAAATCACCGTGACCTTGTTTATTTAACATCTGGGTTACAGTTGTTCTATCACTGGTGATAGCTTGATTCATATAATAAAGTATTGTCTGATAAATAGCTACCTTAAAGGCTTCAGCTTGTTGCTTAACCTCAGGAGTAGCATTTACAGAAATACTGCAGATTTTATCGGCACATCTTTGAGCCAAATATTCTGAAGAATGTCCTCTTTCGTTTTCAGTTTTTACTGAAACATTTCCTATGTTACTAGTAACTTCTATTTCAAACATTAGATTGGTTTTGAGGAGGTGTTAGTTTTATACTATCGCTTCTAGATTCATCTCTTAAACTTTTAAACTCTCCTAATGCTTTTAGTAAAATTAAAGCTTCTTGAAATTTACTTTCGTATAAAGAAATCGTATTCGGGTCTTGTTTCATATAAACAGCCGCTTCTACTAAAGCTCCGTATAATATAGCATTAGGAGCATTATCAGAAAGCCATGTGTTACCGCTATCGCTTCC